GCCGCGCACGATCATCGACACGGTCCCGATCGAGCCGGTGGCCACGGTCAGGGTTAGCGCGATGTCGTAGGCGATTCCGGGGTTGGCGGTCAGGCCGACGCGCTCCCACATGGTCTTACCGATCTTGGCGATGTCGGCGGCGGCGGCTTCCTCCATCACCTTGGTCCAGGCGACGGCGGACGACACGACGACGGCGCTGGCGAACTCGTCAGCATCGACCACGGCGCCGCCGTCCTCCTCGATCTTGTAGACGCCGACGTCGGCGGCAGCGGAGCCGCCCAGGGCGTCGGTGGCTAGCAAGATTTCGGTGGGGACGAAGTTCGCGGGAACGCGCACCATGCGGTACACGGATCCAGCAGTGTCGTTAGCGTTGGTTTCGAGGGTGCCGACCAGCGCGCACTCGTAGGGTCCGGATGTCGCGATCTTGTCGTCGGCGGCGTCCTGTGCGGTGATGGCGGTGGTCTTGAGATTCACGACGGCCATTGAAGACTCCTTTTACTTGAGGGTTCCACGGATGGCGACGCAAACCTGCCCATTTGCAGCAGCGGCGCCCGTGAGAGTGAGACAGATGTCCATGGCATACCCAGGATTGCGAGTGAATCCGAGGCGTTCCCAGAGCTGCTTGTTGATCTTCGCGAAGTCAACGGCAGGGGATGCGGCCATGTTGTTGGCGTAGTCGGAGCCAGCGGCTTCCAGCTTGATGTCGGTGCGGAACTCGTAGGCGTCGATTACCGATCCCCCGTCCACGCCGAGGGGGCGGTACACGCCCACGCTCGCCGCGCATCCCGCGCCGAGGCCGGTGGTCGAAACCGCGATCTCGGTCGGGACGAGGTTGGCCGGGACGCGCAGGAATCGGTAGACCGAACCTGCGCTATCTCCGGCCACAGCATCGACGATTCCGACGAAGATCCGCTCCTCAGCGCCACCCAATGCGGAATCGCCTTTGTCGCGATCCCATCGGGTGAACTCCGGGGCCTTGCGTTCTTCGACGGCCATGACTTAGGACGCCGTGATCTTGATTTCCACCACGCGCTTGGCGTCGAGGCGGGCGCTGTTCTGCGTCTCCTTGGCGTAGAGCTGGTAGGGGTGATCCTGGATCGTGATGTCCTTCTGGACGTTGGTGGACAGCTCAGCCCACCGACCCCAGTACATGCCCTTCTTGGTCCACACGGGAATCCGCAGGTAGGTTCCATCGGACTCGATGTCCTCGGTTTCCACGAACGTGAAGCCCATGAAGCGTTCGATCCGACCGGATTTGAGCACCAGGGGCTCGTTGAAGTCGCGGGATATGATCTGCGCTTCCTGGAGCAGGTCGTCGTCGGCCTTCGCGTTGATGCCGATGAAGACTTCCTCCATCTGGAGGTTGACGCGGTTCTGCTTGAGGATCTTCCGAGCGGCGCGCAGCTTGGCGACGTTCAACCCGACGGCAGTGGATCCGCCCGACGACCCGACGGTCTGCGCGATGACCTGCGAGCCTGCGGGGGTTGCAGCGGCTTCGGTGGCCCACGACACAGTGGACGTACCATCCTTGCCGATCATGGCGTCCGCCCAGAAGGCGATTCCGGCCAGCTCGTCGCGCTTGCGCATGAAGGCTTCGCGCTGCGCCTGGATGAGCGCGGACTTGGGGTCCTGGATCGTGCGAAGCAGATCCTGTTCGCTCACGTAGAGCGGCAGGTCGAATCCGCGAGGCGAGAGCCAGCGGCGCTCGTACTCGGTTTCCACGCGGCCGATCGGGGCGAAGCGCGAAGTGATTTCGCGAGCCTCGACGGGAGCCACGTAGGTGATGGGCGACGCCTTCTCGCCGGTGTGCATTCCGGACGTGAAGCGGTCGACGAGAACGGTTTCCGAATGGGAAAGCGCGATCTCGAGATTGGTTGAGTATTCCTTGGTGTAGATCTGAGCTTCGGACATGCGAAAGCCCCTCCATGAAATTGTGGTTTCTGGTTTGGGGCTTGTCCGGAGATCCGGGGCCTATGTTTGCGACTTGCCTTTGGCTGACCGGCCTTCTGCTGGGGTCCTTTGTGGGGATTGTCCCGAGTCCTGCGTCACCCATTTGAACAGCTTGTCGCACCGGGTCAACGAATCCTCTTCGTCGGTCCGGCTGTAGGCTAAATGTAAGCACGCCAACCGTATTTCCGCAACAGATGCGGCGCGAATTGGTTCGGACATGTTATCCGCCCGCGCTCAGGCGAATCAGACGCTGCATCTCCGCGCGTGCAGCCGGGTCGCCGTCGTAGTACTTCTTGCCCCACTCCAGATCTGCCTTAAGTCGATTGATTTCGGCAGTCGCGGCCTGCGGGGTCATGGCCTGCGGCGGTGCGGCCTGGGCGTGCACCATCGGAGCTTCCGCGAAGGACTCGCCAACCTTGACCAGGAATTCCGACGCCTTGCGTGTGCCCATCGCCCGTTCCAGCGATTCGAGCGCGGCGGCATCGAGGCCGAATTGCGATGCAGCCCGGCGACCCATCTCCACCTTTGGCTCGAACTGGTTGCCCCAGTCCTTCTTCATGCCGTTCACGTCGAGTTGGCGCTTCTGCTGGAACTCGTTCTCCATAGCCTCCATGCGCGCTTTGACGCCGCTCGTCTGGAATTCGACCAGCGCCGCAGCCTGATTCGGGGAGAGGCCGAGGTCATGGAACGCTTTCGCTGCCTCCTTGGCGAACGCGGGATCTAGGCCTTCGATCTTCTCGAGGCCGTAGCCATCCGGAGTCTCCGGCTTGCCAAGCGCCCGGTGCACAACGTCCCACGCCGTCTTGTCGTTGGGATCCTTGGGAATGGGGAGCTTCTCGCCTCCCATCAACTTCTCGATCTCGCGGTAGCTGGACGCCATCGCGACCGGCGAATCCCAGCCCTTCTTCTGGACCCACTCGCGGGTGGTGGGATCGAAGGCATCAAGGAAGCTAGATGCTCCGCCACCATCGGTCGGAGCGGGGTTTTGCGGTGCAGCCCCTGGAGCGGGGGCCGGTGGGGCTCCTCCGTCTCCGGGTTGCCCGCCGAACAGTGAAGCCACGGACCCGGTATCGTCTGCCATGATTTTCCTACTTGGTTTGACCCGTGTGGGGGTCCAGGTTCAACGCATTTGCGACGCGTAGCCACACCTCGCGCCGGCCCTCCGCGACAAGCGTCGCGTGGATGTCGATGCCTTGGGGGCCTGCGACAAGGCAGGTATCCCCAGCTCGGCAAAATCTCCGCAGATCTTCGAGCGCCTTCTGTCCCGCCCCGCCAGCGAACGCGGCTTGGTAGGACTTGCGAATCGCCTCGATCGCCTCTTCCGGTGTCTGGATCTCCGCGTCCATCAGACGTTCATGCCCGGTGTCGTCGCATAGGCCTGCGCCTGCGCCAGGGAGCGTGCAGCGTTGGCCGCGACGTCAGCGCCTTGGAGGACTGCGGCCGCCTGGTTCTGCTGCTGCTGCTCGGCGCTGCGCTTGTCGGCGTCGGCCTTGTCGCGCAGGATGGAAGGCTTCACGCCCTGCGCATCGGCGATCACGCGCAGAAGCTCGTCGGCGTCAACCGAGTTGACCACTGTCGGGTCGTACTGCGCCACCGCGCCCACCGCCTCGATGAACCGAAGCGCCGCAACGCCTTGCCCAGCCTTCTGCGCGAGGGAAATCGGAGAGGTGTACTTGATCTCGTAGGCGCCGCCCGCCTGCTGCATGGCCTGCGGCATGCGGGGGAGTTGCTGGGCCATCTCCAGGATGTCCAGCTCGCGCTCGATCAGCGGCCCGAGGAACGACGCCTCGAAGTTCCCGGCGATCGGCCCGAGGAGTTGCCCCTTTTCCTGGGCGCGCTGTAGCACCTCTTGAGCGGTCTTCTGGGGCCCATCTTCAGCCAGAATTGCAAAGAGGGAAACAAAGAACGCATCATCAATCGTGGCGCGCTCGCGATCCATCATCTCCAGGGACAGCGGAATGTTTCCGCCCGCCTGGAGCGGGATCACCTGGGCCTTCCCGTCCTTCACGCCGTTTTGCACGACGGCGCCCGGGATCGCCGCGAACGCCTGGAGCGCCCCATCCATCAAGAGAGTCGGATCGACGGCCTTGTGGGATGCCCGCAGCGTCGTCTTCTTCATCTCGTTCAACATCTTGATCGTCGCCAGGCACTGCATCGCCGGAGATCGCCCATATGTCTCTCCGGGGGATGTCGAGAAGCGGGCGATCGCGAACGGGAATTTGCGGTACCCGCCGCGCTGGATCACCTTCTTCGAGGTGACGCAGATGTCGTAGCTGGCCCACTCCATGCCCTCGAAGTCCTTGCG